GCGTTGTTCGAAAGTCATGTCCAGTGCTTTCATGTCGAAGTAGTCGAACACGTGGAACTTGAGCTTCAGGGGATCCGTCTTGAACGTGCTCGTGAGCTCTTCAAACGTCAAGTTGGGATCAAACGCCTCGCCATCGACGTACTGACCTTCCTTGAGACCCTTACCAAGAATCTCCGTACCCGGAATGATCTTCCCAGTCCTCGAAATACCACCGTCCTTAGATACCAAGAGACGAACGCCGTCGAGTTTGGGTTGCACATAGAATGGCTGGGAGATGTACTTCTTACGATCTTCCCACTTGTTCGCCAGCATAGGAAGAATGGCAGTCGCCTTGGTGTTCGCATTCTTCCACATGGTCTTCGCACGCTTCGTCGCACTCTCAAAACCGAGAGGGACTTCCGTCACGGATGTAGCCTCCTTGCCTCCAACCTGTCCAGTAGCCTTCACGATACACCAGACACCGTTGATTTCCTCGACACGGATGTCAAGGTAGCGCTTCTTGCCGTTTTTGTCGGTCGTAAAAATTGTATTCATATTAGTAGTAGGAATGATACCAGTAGTAAATTATGAAAGGATGGAGCGACTTAAGCCTCCTCCGTTAACGACTGTTCCCTTAAATATGAATACAATGAGTATTGGGGTGATCATCTTAGGTGTAATTTTTTTATATAAACGAAATCTCGAAGTTACGAGGCGCCGTGAACGATCCCGTAGGTGACACAATCGTCAAAGTTCAAGTAAATATCCTTGCGCATGAATTCATTGAGCGTCTCCTTAGGAATCTCCGTCTCAGACCTGTAGATTTCCTTGATCGTTTTCATGATCTTTTTGCATGTTTTCATCTCGTCCTTGAGCTCATGATACTTACCAAAGAATCCTGTAGAAAGTTGATGAATCAACACGAACGAGTGCCGACTCATGAGTCGCTTCTTACCACCCAGAAGTAGAAACGTGGCGGCACTACAGCAGTTACCTTCAGCTATGCACGTCACATTAACCCGTGCAGATCTGAGTGTATCCATGGCACTCAATCCAGAAAACACATCCCCTCCTTCGCTGTGAATATGAACCTGTATGGTAGGTGTATACCCAGGAAGCTCAATAGCCTTTTTGAGTAGATCGACTTCCAGCTTTTTAAACTCCTCTAGAAACGTTAGGATGCTATCGCGGTCGATAGCTCCATAGTAATAAATGTCACATCCGACCACACGGACAATATCGTCGCCGGAAGTCTCGTCTTCACTGTCAGAGCTACTCATTGAGTATACTACGCAGTTTCTTTTTAACTTTTGCAACTTCGGATGGTTTCAATTTGTTCCCGAGCGCGAGATGATTCATGATATCAAAATCGAGAGGTGTGAGTTTATACTCGATTAAAGGGTCTAGATCCCCAGCGATCGCGTATTGTCGTATGAGTCCCAACTCTTCTACACCCAGTTTTGTCGTGTGTCGCCCTTGAATATTCTTGAGTTTGTTGTACCGCATCTTATAGTTACCATATTTTGTCCATGTACTACCAGGTTGGATTTTATCAGGTTTCAGCGGTTCTCCAAGGTTATACTTGGGTATAGCCATTCCAGTCGTCACATAATATGGCATGTAGTTCCATTCACCCTTGTACATCACGGAATCGTAAATGTCTGCGAGAGATAGGGAATCTGCGATGGGTACAATATTCGAGTCTTTCGAATGCATATAATTTCCGTGGATAACATCCACCACGTGACCGTGTTCATGGACAGTTTGGTTCGTGTCAAAACTCCCGCCCTTATGACACAAAATGTCGACTACTATATCTTTTGACGTCTTAAATACATCCTTTTCATCGGAAAAGTTCATATAGTCATAAAAATTGCGTATATTCCCTTCACACTTGTCGGCAGCGAAACGAGCTCTCGGATTTGTACACTCTAGAGAAAAGATCTCATCCGCGGAACGTTTCGGTACGATGATGAGTTTGAAATTCGGTAACATATGAATACACGTAGAAGTCACGACGACGGACCCTTTAGTGATCTTCTCATTCGAGTCGGATATCTTATCTATGATTTGCTTATGACCATACACACTCGAATCGTACCCATCTATTAACACGTGATGCGACGTGTCTCCTATCAAGTTCAGGAAGGTACTCTTCTTTTGAAAGAGTTCGGAGTGTAACTCGATCGTGTTACTTGCGTTAAGTAAACAGTCTACTATAAATGTCTTTCCGGAACCGGTAGGACCGCATATGAACACGTTCTCTCCTCGCGCCAAAAATTTTTCCAACAGGGAAATTTCTTTTTCATGGAGCGTCGGCGATCGCTCCTTTTTTTGTGGGATTATTTTAATGAAGGAGTCCATCACTGATGAGTTCACTGATCAAGCTTTAGATATTTTTTTGGAAAGTGATACACTTCAGACAAGGATTGTAGAACCAATCAAAAGAAAGGTTTTTCCTTATTTGATATGTATCGGTCTCTTTAATCTAATACTATTCATAATGCTAGCGTATGTGGCTAGGAAGATTTCGGCTCCTCGATGACCACTTCGAATTCCGATTTCGGAGTAACGTCACCTGTTCGTATAGCTCCAAGCTCCTTTTTCAACTCGTCACGCATTTCGTCTTCCGAGATAAACATATCGATAGGCTGGATATGCATGATCTCGGGTTTGAAGAACTCGGAATCGTCGGGGAACTGCTTCTCGAATGCCTGAATGATAGCATAGGGAAGGGGTGGTGACTGCTCGATGAGTCTATCGTACTCAGCTCTACACGTATCGATCATCGTGGAACCGTCACAAGAACGTTCTTGGATGGGAAGAGAAAGCTCTAACCGAATTGTACGCGAAAGCTTACCGTACTGCAGTGACGCAACTCTGCAACCCTCCATTAATTCATTAATTTTTAAGAACTGCATAATGGTGGCAATGATACCAGCGATCAGGTTAAGACCACCAATTATAGCCGGTGCAGAACTTTTTATACTTGGAGGAAACGATGACTGCGCAAAGTTAGCCGTACCCGTGATCGTCGATAACACGATGACTGGTAAAGTAAAACGCATACTCTGTTTCTTGAATACGAGATACGCATGGTTATGCATGTATCTGTAACAGGCCGAGGCTTCACCCCACGTTTTCAAAATCTTTTCCTGTGAAGGATGCCAAACTCGTTTTACCTTTTCTTTTGGTTGGACTTTTTTCTTTTCTTTGTCCATACTAATAGATATGAACATAATTTTTTTGATTCACGTCTTACTTTTTTGCCTGGCTTTAATTATACCATTTACAAAAGTGGAGAAATGGTTAGTCATGTATTCGTTGATAATACCATTTCTATTTTTACATTGGGCGACGAACGATGATACATGCGCTCTTACTGAACTCGAGATAGCAATCACCGGTAAACCCAAAGAACAAACGTTTTTTGGTAGACTCGTGAGTCCCATATTAAAACTCGACACCAAGACATCAAATGACGCACCAAAGTATATCTTATTTGCGCTATGGATGTTAGTTCAATTTAAACTTGATAGAGTCCCAGCTGCAAAAATAATCTCAAAGATATATAAATGAAAAACAGGAACAAAACTGTTATGAATTTTGTCATGGTCATGGTATTACTGGGTACTATTGCTTACCTTTTGTCCAGACCTATACACAGTAAAGTTGTTCGCGTCCCCTATCCAGTTCATGTCGCCCCACCGATCGAGACACGCCCTAGACAGCCGGAGTACAGGGATCCCCCTATAAAAACATATAAACCTAAACGTGTCCAACAGATGGGTATTCTCGTAGGAGAAAATGAAGAGATGCTTCCCTTATATGGCAAAGAGGTGAGAGGGCGCCGAGATCAATATCATTATTACACATCAACTCCGGGTGATCAAATATACTCTATCCCGGTCACGGTAAATGGTAGAGACTGTATGGATGATTATGGATGTAAGGAAATATACGGTAACGAGACTGTTAGTGTATTAGGTAAAGCTGCACCGTATCAGGCTAAACTTTACAGAACCGACCACTTTTTTTAATCTCGGTATATATAAATGGTAGATATCCGAACAAAGGCCCGGAGAAAGGGTATTCGTTTGACGAGAGATAATAAAGGTAAACGCGTAAAAAAGACGAATGAAGCTTTACGAAAGGAGATTAATTTACGCGATTTAGCTGCTATGAAAAATCGCGTAACTCAAGCTGCCGCTACTATGCGTACGTGTCGTCAACTCGTTAAGAATCGGTGCACGTGCGCCATGAAGAAAACGAGTCCAGTGCGCCCCCCTCCACCACCTCCACCACCTCGGCGTATGCCGATGGCCCGTCCAGCTCCCATCAGACGTCCCACGATGCCTAGAAATCTACTTACACAGCTTCAAAAGAATTTAAATCGCCGTGGTCTTAGACAAATCGCAAACCGAAACGCGAGGACATCAATCGCTTAGCTCCAGTCATACTCGGTTTAGACCACAATAGCCACCTAGACCAGAATCCAGCTGTTTTTAAACCAGCTTTAGACCACGTTTCACCCATACGTCCATGGCGTGCGAGATATCTCTTCATACGCGATGGATCTTTGTGGATCGTATAATCAGAATAACCTGCACCTCCAAAATCTACGTGCGAACCATCTTCGAAAGTAACTCTGTACTTCTTCTCGGGATTAGGACTCTTTCTGAGCGTTACCTTCATTATTATACGTGAAGAAAATTTTGCGTTTTCTTTTCGTGTCTATACTATATGCCTACGTACGTTTGGATTCTCATCGCACTTTGGGTACTGTTTATTTTAGCTGGAAACTCTATGCGCGATCCACCCAATAAGTATGATTACCCTTCGATACCCGTAGAAAAGCTCGATGTGTACACGACGCCCATAGACATCAAGAAAGAGCGTGCGCGTCAGGAAGAGGCAAAAAAGCCGAAGAAACCTGAATACACTTTCAGCCCAGATTCGTTTGACCGGTTTGCCACTTTTTAATGTAGAGGAATATTAACATGCAAATAGCTGTGATAGGCACGGGTCTATTGGGACTCGCTGTCTTGGGTTCTATAGCTAATACGTTTAACCCCCATGCAGAAATGACTCGCGCTCCTTCCATGCCTTTAATAGATGCTGAGCCGATTTGGGGATATGAATCGGAGACGGATGAAGTAATACAATTGGCTCTCGAACACAGAGAAAGTCACCCTACACTCGTCAATGGTCCGAGTGACTATTTCAAAAAAGACTCGAACTCAACTCCGCGTATAAAATTTATAAACTTATCAGATAAGCGCGTCAAATTCGTCATACACCCCGTCACATGGACAAAGTGGTTCTTAAAAAACTGTAAGTGCATGGTACCCACCCCTGTCGGTAGTGTAGGTATTGAAGGTGATATAGGAAAAGAAGTGGAAAAAGATAAGGAATGTAGACTGGCACCGAGATCCAGGACTGGGAAGCGTCTACCCGATATATGTGAATTTGCTTTACCGAGTAAAAAAGTGTACGTGTCACTTTACATTGATAGAGCACCCGTCTTCGTGGATCGCGAAATGAGAGCGTATGATACTTTCATATGTAGAGGTCATCTCATAGAACGTGTTGATAGAGGTAGCGTGGTACAAATTACCCCACTTAAACAATAACCCCGCTTTGTAAATAATATGGATCAAGAAATCACTAACCTCATTAACCAACTCCACGATCTCCGCGAAGATTGGCACATGATCGAAGACGAACACAAAATTCATTTGGAGGATATTCGTCAGGTCTCCCGAGAGGCACAGGCTTTGAAGGTCATGCTCGGTCTCTCGTGGGTTATTAATGGCATCGTCGCATGGATGTTTATGGACACGTCATCGAGCGTGACAATTGAACCTACAGTAATGTTTAATCATACATAAAGAACACGTACTACATAATTATAAATGAACAAGAAGAAGGACGACAGCGGTCCCAGGCTTTCTTTCGCCGAACTGGAAAAATTCCGTGCAGAGTCCCGAAAGGCTGCAGTGATGAAGGCTCTTCAAGGAGAAAAAGTCCGATACAAGTCTTCCAGTGACCCCGAAAAGTTCAAGGCGTTTCTCGAAAAGCGCCTCGAGCTATGGGACTCTCTTAAATCGAACGTGGTTGAGAACGGACGATTGAAGAAAGGGTTTACGAACAGGTATCATGAGAAGATGTACGAGCAGACCAAGGAGATTATACAGAATCTACCCTGTTAAGTTCGTCGTCTTGGTACGACATGTCCCTACTTTTCCTTCTATTTGCAGCTGATATACTTGAAAAAGCCCCTAACCAACGACTAACAGCTCGTTTTGAAGCGATAACAGAATTTGTTTCATCATTCACAACGATACTGAGTCCATTGCACACATCCGGT